TTGTGTTCTTTGTGGAGCAAGTTTTAATGATACATAATAAGCTAGTCCTGCGCACATGCATGGGACAAATCTATATGGAACATCTGTTGCATTTGTATAAGCTCCAACATCTTGAATTCTTTTTGCATAATAATAATTAACTACATTATTAACTTCACTTGTGCCTGGTGTTAGAAATAAAGTGATTGTAATTTTATCTATAAATCTTTGTACAAAATATTGTGTAGGTTGACCGGTTGAAAATTTAGAAGATAATCCACTGTAAGCAGATCTATCTATTTTTGTAAGTGGAAAATCAACCACAGGTGTTTGTTGTGTGTTTCTATAAACAGCTTCTAATATATCATCAGGTCCATAAATGATTGAATTATTATCATAAACATTTGCATTATCAGCATGGATTGCAGCTGTTGTACTATTTGCACCTCTAACACAACCTGTAAAAGTATTATTAGATGTGTCTGTTCCTGTATAAGTTATTTGTTCCGAATCAATTAATAAAGTTCCTGATGTTGGAAATTGATCTACTGAATCAACAGTTATTGTAGTTACTGATGCATTAATTGCAGTATCTAAAAGAGTAAATACACCATCGGATGTTCCATCTCCTGCTGATCTATAAAGAGTATAGACAGATTGACCATTGACCATGGAGATTGAATTATTTGCTACTTCCCAATAATGAAGACCTCTGTTTGACCACTCTTGGAACATTATATTCAGAGATCTTCTTGTAGATTCTAAATCTTGTCCAGTTCTTGGTGCAGATAAACCAATTCTTTCGTAAGCCTCTTCTATAATTTTATCTATAAAAAAAGTCTTTTCAAAAGTTGTAGTTCCAGAAGTAGTATTAGCCATTTAGCTTCTCCTACGCTGTTAAGCCTGAACCAGAAAATTTATCTGTTAATAATGTAACTGCTCTAACATTTGTTAATGTTGAAACATAAATTCCTTTTGGAAATAAAATTCCATCTTCAGGAAAACTAAAATTAATAACATCACCACTTGGTACATCAGCTGTAAACAAATTTGATCCAGCTTGACTTGTAGTTGTTAATTTTACAATTCCAACACCACTACTATTAGATGCAATAATAATTCCTCTAAGTCTCACTGGAGGAGCAACAATTGCAGTAGAAGTACTTGCTGTAAATCTAGTTGCTTGTATATCACCTTTATAACTTCCCATATTTTTCTCCTTATAATTTAAGGAGCCCTTACGAGCTCCTTAAAAATTAATTATTTATGCTCCGAAAGCAAAAGTTCCTGTAAGACCTGTGCTTTGTGGGTTCATTGACATTTTATAATTTACTGTCCATATGCCATCTTGAGCACATGAGAAATAAAGATAAGAACCAATACTAAATAAATTAGTTACAGCGTTTGCTGGTGTATAAGTAAGTAAAGTTTCACCTGCTGTTGAAGTATCAAAAGACACTGCATTAGTTGTTCTACTTTCAATTATAGATCCTGTTGCAAATGCATCTGTTCCAGCACAATCAAAAGAAAGTGTATTTGTTCCACCAGTTGTATCAACTGATTGAGCATGAATTACAATTACTCCTGCTCTAGCTGCTGGTAATGTAACTGCTTGAGCGGCAGCACCAGTATAATTATTTACTGTTATAGTATCAGCAGCATAAGTTAAAGTTGTGGCTGTTGCTACTGTTGTTACTGTAAGACCTGTTAATCCAGGTACGATTGATCCAAGAAATCCAGCGCCGTTTTGTGAAAGGACTGGTCCTGAAAATGTTGTTTGTGCCATAGTTATGTTCTCCTAGTTATTCCAATATCGTCTCTAGGCCGTCGACTATACTGCGTCGATATTAGAAAGTTAGTGTATAGTAATTAAAATATAACTTAATTTATTGAATAGCGCAAGGGATACCTGCATCGAAAATCTACTTTTCGGATATAAATAGCTAGTTTTAGCTAGCTACAGAAAACTCAGGAGCAGCTAATTCTACCTTAATTTGTCTGTGTGCTATTTCAGCTTCAGACATTTTAATCTGGTTAATGATTTCACGAATTTTTTCGTCAATCCTAACCATATCAAGAGTATATATTCCCTCTTGAATGTAGTGTTGCTCCCAATCAAGTTCTAATGCTCTCTTCTTTGTGTAAAGAGCTTGAACTGATATCATCTACAACCTCCTCATAGGTTATCCAACATTTATCCTTAGCAAAGGATCGCATGCTGTCTTTTAGTAATATACCTTTTTTTCCTATTTTGTCAAGGATAGCTAATTCTATACTTTCTGCACTATCTTCTGCTTCAATGTTAAAATTAGCCATGTGACCATAAGCTCTAATTTTTACTTGAAACATTTTTGTCATAATTCATTCTTTCTAACATATTAATGGGGCAAGTTAAACCTGCCCCAAAAATAAAAAATGCTTATATATTAAGCACCTGGTGAGCCAAACATACCTCTAGGATCAGAGAATCCGAATGAATATCTCTCTCTAGCTTTGTATCTAACGTTACCAGTATCAAAATCACCTTCCATAGACGTTTTGATAGCTGCTCTTACGAACATCTTCATACCGTTTGGAACGTCAGTTTTGATAAAGAATGCATCTGAATCAGTTAAGAAATTGTTAACCACATAACCTTGTGGAATCATTCCCATAGATTTAATTGCATTGATATCGTTATCAGCAGTACCTACTCTACCTTGAGATGCCATTAATCTCTCCGCTGTGAATTGTAATTCACTTGGAATAATTAATTTAACACCTCTTGCAGCGATTTTTAAACCTCTCTCATCAGTGAATGCATTGATATCGATCAATGATTGTTCTAATGAAGTTTCGTTTAAGTCTGCAGGAGTTGCAAGTTCATTTCTAAATGAACCAGCAATTGTAGGGTGAGATTGGTCCAATAAAGGTTTACCATCTCCACCTGGGAACGAACTTGAAAACGCATTATTAAGTACGTTTGCAGCCGTTACCTGCTTAGTGTTTGCCATAGATCTTGCTAACGCTTTTGTATATCTAGACGCAAGTCTGTCATACAAGTTATCTTCAATCGCTTCTTCAGTGATTGAGAAAGCAAGTGCTACGGTGTTATGTGTGTATCTAGCTGTGAACGTTTCTTGAGCATTGTCAAATGTAACGCCAGAACCTTCTGGTTTAATTTGAGCATTTGCGAAACCTGATAACATAACTTCTTCTTCAAAAGCTCTGTCAGATGTTTCTGTGTCAAAAATTTCAGCATGCTGATTTTCATAACGTTTGTACTCCAGGCCGAATAAAGCATTCAATCCTGGTTCTAGTTCTTTAACTAGCTGTCCTCTTGATATAGCCATATTCTTATACTCCTGTTGTAGTTGTTAACTGATGTTTATTAACTCTAGCAACCCACACAACGTGTGATTGTAGAATATTATTGTCACCAGTATCTTTTGTTGAACCAAGTATCTGTAATTGAAGAGTGTTCGTTGTTTGCAACGTTGCATCATTCAATCTTGATCTAGATACGTAGTTTGCTGAGCTTCCCGCTAAGTAAGTAATATTCGCATTTAAGAAAATATCAGCTACTGCCGAAGCGCCAGTGTTATTTGTTCTTATTTCAAAACGTTCATAAGGATCGTCACTTACGAATGCAACGATATCAGTCGCTGCAACGCTTGGAACGTAATTTAGGAACGTTGGTTTTTTAGTTGTTGGGTCAGTATAGAATGAACCGTTTAGTGAACCTAATATAATGCTAGATGAACTAGCAACTGCTATTGTACCAGCAGCTGTAGCTGTAACAGCATCATTGAAATAAATGATAGTTGGACTATCACTTACTAGGTATTCACTTAAACCGCCTGCATCTCTATTTTGACCAATTTTTCCAATAGGTCTTAATCCAAAACCTACTGATGATCTATTAGCCATAGTTTTTTCCTTGTTTAAGTTTATTTTTAACTTGTTGGTATTGCCAAAAAATTACTTTTTGTTCGTACCACCAAAAGTTACACGAGTCTGCCTCTCACTATTGATAGGCATACTTTTGTGTTGATCCTTATACAAATCGTTTTCAATTGCCTCTTCTCGAGCTTCTATTTGTTTCCTAAAATAAGCTTCTCGAGATTTTGCGATCTCTTCAGGTATCCTTGCCAACACAAGGCCACCAACTCCGATTACTCCCGCATGCTTACCATCTTTGATTTCAGGGTAAACAGATCCTGGATATTCATCAGCTCTCACTAACTCCCATCCTGATCTCATTTTACCAGTCATATTTTTGGTATCGTCGAAGCCTAAGACTTCAGAACGAATCCATCTATGTCTAAAACCATCTGGTGCTGGCGGTGCATCTAAAGATGACGGTGGAGTCCAAGTTGTAGGTCTCTTTTCAGCAGTCCTAGTTTGGCTCGCACGAGGGGTCTTAATATTTTTGTTTTTTTCCATATGCATTTACTCCTTCGTGATTATATGTTTCGCATATTCTTCAAGTGGCACACCTAATTTTTTAGCAATAGCTACTTGAGAAGGCGTGAGTCTCACAATTTTGCGATTACTGTTTTTACCATTTCTATTAGCCGAAGCTACATTTTGAACTGGTTTAACAGGTGTCGTTGATGCTGTTGTAGCAAATTTGTGCGGAAATTCAAGTCTTATTCTTTTATCAATTTCTGCATAATATTCATCACTTTGAGCATCATATCCTTCTTCATCCACAAGTTTCTTGTGTAATCCAAAGGCTGTGTACGTCATTGCCTCATCTTGTCCAAACCACGTATTTTTACCGGCCCAACTTTGAGCTTTAGGATCTGGAGTTATAGGTTGTTCTTGTTGAACAGCTTGTTGTTGATTTAGTTGAATTTTTGTTTCAACTTCCTTTTCTTCTGATTGTCTAGATTTTAGATCAAGAAGTCTTGCTTCTTCATATCCTAATTTAGATATTTCAGTTTGTGCTGCTATTTCAGATTTTAAATCTCCATCGGCTCTAGCTTGAGCTAATCTAGCTGCAGCTGATTCCATAGATGATTTAATTCTTCTTTCCATTTCAGATACATAACCTGTATCTAATTTGGTAAGGCGTCCAGCAAGAGAGTCCTTTTCAACTTGAATTTTACGTGCATAGTCGATCGCAGCTTCACGCTGTCTTTCGGCTTCACGCATCTTCTTAGTTAATTTTGCTATTCTCTTCTTAACACCTTCACTGTATTCTTCTAATTCTTTCTTGTTATCTGTATCTTCGGACCCTGTTTCTTGGT